TCGCAGAAATCGAGTCGGTTATTGGTGACGCTGACTTTGACAGCGCAGATGAGTTTGCAATCGACAAGCGAACCATCCCCGATGGCTGGGATTACGAGTGGAAGACCTTCCGCGTCCTCGGGCAGGAAGACCACACCGGCCTAAACCAGCTAAAGAAGACCGGCTGGGAGTTTGTTCCGGCCTCGCGGCACCCTAATCTGATGCCAAAGGGCAATCATGAGGTAATTGAGCGCAAGGGGATGGTCCTGATGGAGCGCCCGGCGGTTATTACTGAGCGGTTCCGCGAAAAGGACCGTCGAAACGCCCGAAATAGCATCCAGATCCGCGAACAGCAGCTTTCTTCGGCTCCAGACGGGCAGTTTGACCGTAATCACAGCCAAGTTAAGCCAAAGATTAATCGCGGATACGAGCCTATGCCGGTCCCAAAGGACGCCTAACAGTAATGGGGCCGCGTCAATTAACCGGCGCGGCCCCAACATTTAATTAAAAGAGTATTGAAGACGTTTTGCTTGTGTGTATTCTTCATTCATCCCCTCCTCGGTGCGAGGGTATAACAATTCCCTAGCGATCTAGTCGCCCCGGCGTGCGATGATGGCGCTTCCTCGAAATAGAGGAGGAAACCGTCGTGGCAAACACTTTCGCGCCCTTCGGATTTTTGCAGTACAATGGCGGCTCTGGCGGCGCTCCCACGTTCGCCCAGTCTGCTCGTCGTGTTGCTTCTGGCAATACTACGGCAATCTTTACCGGCGACCCGGTCATGCCCGTTGTCGGCACGGCCACCGGCTACATCACTCAGGCTGCTGCTGGCACGACTACCCTCGCGGGTATCTTCGTGGGCTGTCAGTATCTGTCCACCAGCCAGAAGCGCACCGTTTGGTCGCGTTATTGGCCCGGCTCGGACGCCACTGGCGACGTGATCGCTTACGTCATCGACGATCCGGCTTCCCGGTTCCTCGTTCAGACGAGCGGTTCTTCGTTCTACAACGCTAGCGCGACTGCTGCGACAATCACCTCGCTGCCGATTGGTCAGTATGCCCAGTTCACGATTGGAACTGGCAACACCAACACCGGCACCTCGGCGGCTTATCTGTCGTCCGTTGGCACGACCGTGACGTTCCCGTTCATCATCGTCGATTACGTCTTCTTCCCCCCGGGGTCGAACGGAAGCGACCCGTCCACCAACTATCCGTACGTGGTTGTCGGCTTCAACAACGAAGTCTTCCGCGCGAACGGCGCTGGCCCGACCGGCATCAGCTAAAGGGAGTAGGTAACTATGGCTGTCAATCTTTCTGCCATTAAGGATCTGCTCCTGCCCGGCCTTCGCGGTGTCGAAGGCAAGTACGAGATGATCCCGGCACAGTACGACAAGATCTTCACCAAGCATGACTCGAAGATGGCCCTCGAACGTACCGCTGAAATGCGCTACCTCGGTCTGGCCCAGCTCAAGACCGAAGGTGGTCAAACGGCTTTCGACAGCAACGCTGGTGAGCGTTTTGTCTACAATCAGGAACACACGGAAATCGCCCTTGGCTACGCGATCACTCGCAAGGCCATTGACGACAACCTCTACAAGACGCAGTTCCACCCGTCGAACCTCGGTCTGATCGAGAGCTTCCAGCAGACCAAGGAAATCTACGGCGCGAACGTGCTGAACACGGCCACGACCTACAACACCGCTATCGGTGGCGACGGCGTGTCCCTGCTCGGCTACAACTCCTCGGGCACCCTCGTCAATCACCCGATTGATGGCGGCACCGTTGCCAACACCCCGTCCACTCAGGTCGGCCTCAACGAGGCAACCCTGCTGAACGGCATGATCTCGGTTCGTACCAACTTCAAGGATCAGGCGGGCCTCAAGGTCTTCGCCCGCGCCCGCAAGCTGGTTGTTCCGCCGCAGCTTGAGCCGGTTGCAATCCGCCTGACGAAGACGGAACTGCGCCCGGGTACTGCCGACAACGATGTGAATGCAATCTTCCAGACAGCCGGTGGCCTGCCTGAAGGTTACATGGTCAACGACTTCCTCACCTCTTCGTATGCTTGGTTCCTGCTGACCAACATCGACGGCCTCTCCTACATGGAGCGGGTGAAGTTCGAGACCGACATGCAAGTCGACTTCGTGACCGATAACCTTCTGGTTAAGGGTTACGAGCGGTACTCGTTCGGTTACTACAACTGGCGTTCGATCTGGGGCACAACCCCCACCTCGTAATCGGCTATCCCCGCCTCGAAAGGGGCGGGGGTTTCCCCACCTGAAGGAGTTAAAAATGGGTGCTACCCACTTCACGGGGCCGGTTGCGTCAGGTGATCTCCAAGCTGGCGAAACGTATGGTCCTAATCAGGGTCTTGCGACTTTGTCCCAGTTTGTCGGTCTTACGCAGAACGGCACCAGCAGCGTATCTGGTACGCTGTATATTCCCGCAGGCGCTCAGATTGTCGATTTCAACATCGATGTCCTGACCGCTTGGAACTCTGGCACTTCTGCCACGTTGTCGATTGGCACTAGTGCCGCTGCGACCACGTACGTCAGCGGCGTCAGCGTTGCCAGCACCGGGCGCAAGGCCATTACCTTCACTGCGGCGCAGCTTGCCGCAATGTCCGGTGTGACGCTTGTCGGCGCGGCTGCTGCCACTGTCCCCACTGTTGTGGTCACGGTTACTCCGGTCGGCACTGCTGCCACCACCGGGTATGTCGAGGTCACAATTCTTTATGTCCAACAGTAAGGAGATTTCGTCATGAAGGGTCGCAAGAGCGGCGGGATGGACTCTCCCGCTATGGGCGTCAAGGAGTTTGATCAAGATCTCGCCAGCAAGCCCGAGCGCCGGGTCAATGCGGCGAAGATCGAGGGTGCCGCCGAAGAGCGCAAGCGCGGTGGCCGAGCCAAGAAGATGGTTGGCAAGATGAGCGGCGAGATGTCGTCTTGTCATGCCGGTCGCAAGCCCCGTAAGTCCGGTGGCCGTGCGGGTAGCGACAGCAGCCCGTTCTCGTCCGCTCGGTCTGGCACGCCTGCAAAGGGCCGTCACACCGTAGACGTAGACTAATGGGTCGGGGGGCTTCGGCCCCCCTTCCTCTTTACGGAGGCTCCCATGTCTGGTGCTTGGACACGCAATGAAGGCAAGTCTGCTTCTGGCGGCTTGAATGACAAGGGCCGGGCCTCGCTAAAGGCCGAGGGCCACAACATTAAGCGCCCCGTGACTGCCGAAGAGGCAAAACATAGTCCCGAAGCTGCCTCAAGGCGTGATAACTTCAGGACCAGAATGTGCGGGATGAAGGACAAACTCACGTCCGCAAAGACCGCGCATGACCCTAATAGCCGCATTAATCTCGCCCTGAAGCGGTGGGATGTAAAATGCTAAAGGATTGACAGATGGCCGTTACAGCCCCCTCCATTACCCAGAACGGCACGCAAGAGCCTTTTGACCTTCAGGTTGGCCGGGATCAAATCTCTTGGCACAAGAAGATCTTCCAGTTTGGCCTTAACCTTACTGTTGGCACGACATTTGAGACGATTTGGACGGCCAGCACTGTCTATGCCTATCTGACTTCGGCCAGCGTCCTGAAGATCTCCAGCGGCAGCGCCAGCGATGCGGCGGCGGGCACTGGAGCTAGGACCATTACAATTTCCGGCCTTGATGCTGATTACAACCAGATCAGCGAGACTGTGTCGTTGAATGGACAGACAGCCGTCAACACCGTGAATAGCTATCTTCGCGTCTTTGACATGAACGTCGCCACTGCAGGCAGCGGCGGCACAGCAGCGGGCATCATTTACGCAGGCACTGGGGCGGTCACATCAGGCGTTCCTGCTGTGGTCTATGGGCAGATTGACCTCACCTATAACACTTCCGCCATGGCGCTGTTCACGGTCCCTGCGGGCTACACGGCCTACATCACTAGCTATACGTTCACCAGCGGCAGCGCCTCAGCCAGCATCGTTACCGGCGGCATGTTCATCCGGCCTTACGGCGGCGTGTTCAATCTTGAGGCTTCCGCGAAGTTGGCGGGAGGCAATTCGTTTGACCGTCACTTTGATATCCCGCTGATGGTGGCAGAAAAGTCTGACATTGAAATGCAGGCTGCAGCGACCACG